CCGGGTTCCGACCCCGGCGGAGACGCAACGTGTGGAGTTGCACCCTCAACCATGATCGCAAGAAGGGCAGCAGGTGCTGAGCTAGAGATGGACGAACCGACTCCAACAATGGTCAACGCGCACCCGCTTTTGAGTCTTACGACTCCTGATTCCGGCTAGTAGGTGTTCAACCCTACTAGGGAAGATGGATTCGTCATGAAAATCGAACCACCCATCCTCGGCAGGGACTTGCGAGGTCCCCTCTTGAACCAGTCGATCCTTTTCTTTTGTGGTATAAGCCTGACTTAGGATCAGGAGTGTAACCTCCTCATCAGGTTTCTTTTTGTTTCTTAACAACGACCTCCACGAGCAGCCAGATGGCTTAGAACCACCCGGTCTCCGGAGACGACGGTCTGAAAAAACAGAGGCGCCTTCTCCCGAATCGGTCAGGACGTCAACCCGGTTGTTAATAACACAACGCTCTTCCTCCTTAGACAAATTGTATCCGACGGGCTTCGGTACAACGGGGAAGAGATTGGCGAGAGGCTGGCGCAACACCACAGGCTCAGACAAAAGTGCCCTCCGGATCTTACGATTCTTCCGGCACTCCCTCTGGTACGAATAAGGTAGCCTCCACAAACCCTTGTCAACTTGCCGAGCAAGTTGACGAGTGTTAGCGACTACCGCCTTCACGAATCCGTCACGAGAGCACGTTGACCTCCGGGCAAACCCCAGAACGTCCGCCTCCTCAGGATTCATGTATAGCGCCCTCGCGTTAATTTTCTTCTCTTCTTTCAAACCTGTGAAGAGAGTTGAGTTTATCTCGGCCTGGTTACCGCTGACCAAACTCTTCTCCTTATTGACAACCAGCCCAACAGCCGAACCGTGGTACACGATCCGATCGTAGAGGGAGGTTTTCTTCCCGGGTTCCTTGACAAGAAGATCATCGCCGTTTATGAGACAGCGGTGAGTGATGTACTGGTCATAACCAATCACACCGGAATCCAGCAGGTCCAGAAGGGAAAGGTCAACCACGGCTTTGTTGATCAGGCAAAGCACGGGAAAAGACAGGGGTGAACCCATCGGTTGCCCTCGCGGGGTAGGAGGTCCCGAGTCCAACACCAACGACCCGAGCACCTGCATACACCTTTCCTCATCTGGATCAAGTCCTACTGACTTCTCGATCAGAACTTCAATGGCAGCTCTAGTGTAAGCGGTTTTTATTGAATCCGTGGCACTTACATAATCAAAACTTAAAAAGTCGCCATCTCCGTTCAGACCAGCAACAAGATCAGGGTTCGGGTCCCCCGTCAAGAGCCATCCCCACCGCCGCAACTGACCGTAGAGGGAGTCATGGAGAGGTGTCAAGACACGAGAGTTGTAACCAGAGTACGCAGTTACAACTCGCATCTTTCCCTTAGAGACAACCGGAATCACCCGACAAGAAGTCGAAAACTCCTCGCGATTCCAGTTCCCTCCCTCGTGCCTCCTGAAACGATAAGTACCGCGCCCGTTCGGGACGTACGGACGCCTTCGGGTATTCCAACCGCGGTCAACGTTCACCGCAATCGCCTTCTTGAACGCAGCAAGGTGATCGGGACAAACCTCGGCCTCAGTCGAAATGGCCTTTTTCCAATTCTTAATCAGCTCCTCTCCCGCAGGATCAGAGCAAGCCTTGCACCACCGCTCGATGGCTGCAACGCTTTTCAAACTAAGCATCTGAATGCCGGTCAATTCAGACGGGAAACAATCTCTCACTGCGGAACGAAGGCCACCGCATCTAACGTGAGACGGAGGAGAGCTAACTCTCTTAATGCCGAACTCCCCTTCGAAAAAGGGGACCAACCGCCGCGCCTTCTCCGCTAGGCGCCCTGCCAAGGTACAGGTACCAAAACCTTCCAAAGGTTCTTCAGCCGACAAGCAATCAAACTTGTTGCGTTTAGAACGGTTCTGAGAGTTTGATGTTAGTTTACAGGCATCTTGCATTGCCACCGTAAACGGCGTCCCTCGGCGAATCGACTGAGAGAACCTTCCGGCAAAACGTTTCTTTTGTTTCAGATCGCGAACGCGACGATCGGCCCCCAGGGCTCCGTCCTTCACACCTCCCTCGCTCCTTACCTCCCTGCTTTGCTCAGCACCCTTGGAACGCAAAGGGTTTATCAGACCACTGCCGTGATCGCCGACTAGATCAACGCCGCCCACAAGGGACGACTCCCAGTCACAGGGGAGCGCGCACACAAACGGTGCCGGCTCACACTTCTTCGGCGTACACCCCAAAGGTAGCACGCAGCCGCTTTCAGACGGAGGCGGACACGGTGCAACAACGGCGGGTGTATCTTCAGAGGGAGCCCCGGGGTCCCAGTCCGCCAAAGGATACCGACGCAAAAGAGCACCGATATCCTTACAAAGGGACCCGCGAACGGGTCCCACGGGGCGAACCCCAAGGCCGCAATGACACGACCCGGGGGGAACACCGACGGACAAGGGAGAACACAGGCAAGACCAGCCAAGCAGAAAGCCGGGATGGAAGAATCTTGTGTATGCGTAATTTGTCATTCTTTTAAACGGAGAGTTATAACAGACTCCACTGTCTCTTTTGTTTTATTATAGGGTACGGGATTATCCCCACTCCCCAGTGCATTAGGTTTTGTCCTGCCAACCCAGAGGATTGGACTACCACTTAGGTCGAGTGGTCACCACCAGGTGATTTCTTTACAGAGGTGTAAACACCAAAATCCCTACAGGACCTACGACACTTAACCTCGGTGGAATTTCCGCAGAGGTCATAGGCCGGGGTTACCAACCATACCTGACGACGAGAGCCAGTCGATAAACGGCGCGAGGGCCATCGCAAAATGGCGGGAGTGTAACCTCACGGTTACACCA